CCATTTGAACCGACATATCCTGCCCATGACTCTGGGAAATGTGCTTCTAAGAATCTGCCTCTGTATACCCAAGAATCATTATCTGATTTTGTTGGGTCAATCAAATCTGTTGACAATCCTTCAAATACCATTCTGTTGACTGTATGAGAGTCTGAAACAAGGTGATATGAAGTGTTTGCATTAGCATTTGGATTTTGTGCAGAGTTTAAGAATGCTGAAGCTGCGATTTTTACTGTTCCATAGATAGTATCAAATATGTTAATTTGATTTTCTGCTGAACCTGGAACTAATGAAGATTCCATAGTTTCCTTTGCTGTCTTGTAAAGCAAGAAAGGAACTAATATACCTTCAAAAACGTAAGAACCTAGTTCTCCGTCTTGTGCTTTCTGACCTGCCAAACTATTTACACAAGTCCATAGATTGTCAGCATCTAGAGCACCTGTTTCCAAGTTATCTACTGTCTGACCTTTCAATGTGGTGTGCGAAGAGCTTGCGAGGGGCTGAGAATCTGGTGTCGTGTTTATGCTACCTGCAAAAGCGTCTCCGTATGTATTCAAGATAGCTTTTTTATCTTGTGTCAATCGAGCTCTGTCTCCGATTTGACTTCCTATTTTTGCTCTCTTTCCAACTGCATCGGCTTTAAAGGCTTCTGCTGATACTGGAACCTGCTTTGTCCACTTCTGCATTTTCTTGTTTTTTGTGTTCCCAATAAATGTGTCTGTGGTTACCAACTCTTCTTGCTCATCAGTCTCATCAAATGCTCCTACATTGGAATCTTCATCCCATGAGTAAGATAGTAATGTTGAAGTTGACTGTTTGAAAAAGAATGGATCTTGTGCAGAAAGGTATCCTGGATTTTGTGCTCTTGCGTACTTTTCATAGACAACTGCGTCAATAGCAGTTTCACATGAATCAGGACTCAAAGCGTAGGTCATTCCTCCTGAATAATTCATCTTTTTTAAATAATATCTTTATAAGATTTCTCCATTTTGATATTACTTCTAATAAACTAATAAATACTAACTAAGCGTAATCGTGTCTATATGCTGTTGGTGCAAGTGTTACATCTAGAGTTGAAAGTGCTGTGTTTCCACCGACAAGTTCAAGTCCTGATGTATCTGCTGCTACTCCTGATTTGATGGTATATAGCTGTGTGCTACCTGTACCACCAGTTGCATCATAGTCAATCAATGTTACGTCTTGAAGTAAAAGTGCTAACTCTGTCAATGTATCTACATCACCAGCTGTTTCTGCTTTACCTCTTATTCTACCTACTCCTGGAACTGGACAAGCACAGTTTAGAAACTGTTCTGCCACTGTTCCTGCTGCTACATTCTCTGAATTTTCTGCTGCAATTCCTCCAAATTTATGAGTCAATTTTGTTATGTCTTTTCAGACAGATAAGACATTTCTGCTTACCTCATAGATTTATTTTGTTATATTCTATGTTCAGACTATTACTTCACTTTTAAAGTGTCTCTATGATTAGTCGTTGCACCTGCACGATTGCTCTGCTTGGTGAGCGTTATCCACTGCTGGACTTTCGCCATTGATTAAAAGAGATTTTAGATCGGCTACTACTTAACCGATCACTGGTGTATCTGCTGCTGCTAATACATAAGTATTTGCGCTGGCTACACCTGATGATAGAGTTGCAACTGAGTGTACAGGTTCTCCTGCGAGAATTGATGTACCACCAGCTACTAAATATCTAGGGAAGATTGCTTTAGGCCCAAGGGCCAATAAATCTGCTCTCAAAGTTCGTATCGTATTGTTTTCGTATATAAATACTTATCAATCCGATGATTAAATAAAACAAAATACATAACAGTTTTCTGTTATTATACTTTGCAATTACTTTGACTAGTTACAAGAACTAATCGTTGCTATTAAGCTTCGTAATCTGATTATAATACTACTTTACCCAAGATTTCTTTGTTTTTGGATCTTTGTTTAAGAATGTTCCGTTGGGAAGTTTCTTTCTGTAAAGACCTGATTTAACATCAAATTTGAATCCTGCTGAGGCATAGGCTAGTGAATCGGCTTTAGACATCTTAGGAGCATTTCCTCTTTGTGAGTCTCTTTGAGTATCTGCATCACCTTTTGAGGTGTTGTATTTACTACCAAGAGCTCGTTTCATTTCGGATAGCTTTGAGATGTTTCGTTTACGATTTACAATAGCGTGTGCTTCTTCAAGTTGTTCGGTTAAAGATACATCGTCTGGCCAAGTGCGATTCGTGTGAGTCGCAATGATAGCATCTGCTTCTTCAGGGGAGTCTGATAGCCTATTTGCAATCTCGTTAATACGATCTGCTTGCACGGCATCATTTGTCCTCTTAGAAGATTGTGATAAAAATTGTGCCAATTCCCTTTTGGTTACTGGTTTGTCTTCATCATCAACTCCTTCGTCATCTGCTTCATCTTCGTCCTTGCTATGTTTCTTTTTGAACTTGTCGTGAGCAATTAAAGCTTCTGCTTTTTTTCGCTTCTGCTTTTCTGCTTCGGCAATAGCTTTATAATCAATAGTTTTCGAAGAACCGTCTCCGTCGTCATCGTCGTCCTCACCTTCGTCGTCATCGGATTCATCATCCGCCTCTTCGTCGTCAGCCTCTTCGTCGATTTCGTCGTCAGTAGTTTCGTCATCTTCTTCGATAGGTTTCTTTTTCAAGTCCTTATCGTCATCAGATTTCTTATCTACTCCTTTTTCATTTTTTTTAGACATTTTTGTTGTCATCGGCTTTGATTTAAAACCGTTGAAACTATTATTTGTAAAGCGTCTTTCGAGGGACGCATCGGTGTTTTACACTTCCGTCAAAGTGTAATCACTTATTCAGTGCTTAGGACGACACTCGTTTCCAAGTGCCATCCTAAGCAATGATGGGTGTGATTAGACCTTTTTAGCACCTAACTTTTCTAACCTTTCCTGGATTGTTTCTATATATAATTTAAGAACCTTTCCTGAAAGTAAATCTATGTCTGAACCTCCTTTGTTTAAAGTATTACTTTGTGCGTGCCACAAAAGCTCTGTTGATAACACTTTCCATAATTTAGAGTTTAAAAGTAAGTGAGCTTCGTTTTGTAATGATTTTATTTCCGCTTCTGTAAGCTCTTTGCTCATCCAAAACATTTTATTGCCATTTACTCTTAATACATCATCGGAAGTAATCGCATTTAAAACATCGCAGATAAGAAATCTTGTAAGACCTTTAGCTATTATGTTTTGTTCTGCGTTTGATAACATAGTTATTTTTTAGCTCTTCTTGAAATTTTTACTTCTTTAGCATTTTCTCTTTCAACTGCTTCTTCTTCTGTTTCCTCTACTTCAACTTTTCCTTTGTTTGCAAGTATTTTAGTTGCTTTTACTATTCCGGGAGTTTCTTCTCCGTCAGCTACATCTACAAACTTTCCATTAACATTAAATACACATACTATCTTTGGCTCTTTAAGGGCTTGTTTTGCCTTAAAATCGTAGAAAGAACCTGTTTTGACCTTATCGTTACCTCTTAATATTAAACCGCCTAGCTTGTCATATTCAGCGATTATAGCCTCTTCTGAAGCGTTATCACCTAGTGCTGACTTTGCTCTTGTTACTTTATCGTCATTTACTAATTCAAATCCATTTATTAACATTGTTTTATTTATTTTAATTTATTAATTATTCGACCTATTAAACTCCTGATGAAATACTACCTGCTTTTACTATCTGTTCTGCTGGTTTCATTGGTGGTTTCATTCCACTTTCTCCTGTTTGTCCTTCAATTATACCTTGTGCTTGTGGTTTTGCAAAACGATCTTCAGCTTCTGCCCCATAACTTGCGTATAGAAGGTCTTTTACAATGGTTTCAGCGGAAACTAGAGGGTCTTGTCGCAACATTGTGTATAAGTCTTTTGCTTTTGCTTCCATAAACTCTTGATTTTGTGGGAACATTGTTTGAGGTTCTATGTAAGTAAGATATTTATATCTAGCAAATAACTCTGGGTTGATTAAATATAGGTGAGATTTGTGATTTGGATAGCCGATTGTTTCAAGCATTTTCATTTCCTTTTCTGTTTTCTGTTTATCAGTCATAGGCATACCAAGTAAAGAGTCGTCAAACTTTAGAACCTTTGATACTTCCTTGCCACCTACCATTTTCTTTGGAAGTGTAAATGTTCTGTATTTTAATTTAGAACCTTCACCGGCCAATTCATCTATCATTGGAATTGTTAAATGTGTAATGAAAATATCTGACATCAAGCCTCCGTATTGAACCATTGACTGAGCTAGAGTTTTGCCTATACCTTTAAGCATAGTTTTAGCGTTTGCGTTGGCTATTGCTGTAGCTGTAGCTGTTTGTGTTCCTTCTGCTGCTTGTCCTGCGCTTAAGTCTGATAGGGAGCTTTCTTCCATTGAGCTTTCTACTTTATTCATAGAATTAAACATTGTAGCTAGATTAGCTGATGGAAGTAATGGTGATACTTTTGTTTCTTTGTCTTTAAAGGCAATAGTTGCACCGGGAAAGATTACATCTTCATTAAACTCATCTTGTCCTGTAATAGCTAGAGGCATATTGGTGTCAAGAAAAGCTCTATTCATTGTCATTTCGTATTGAGCGTCTATTAAAATATTATCCCAGTATTGTGCGTTCATTAAAGACTTGTAATAAAAGAAATGTTCATTTACTCTTTGATAGCCAAAAGGAACTACGTTATATTTAGGTGCGTTTCTGTTATCTCTATGTCTGATTGGATTGTGTTCTACATCAGCTTCTCCCATATAAATACCACCTACGAAAGCGACTTCGGTGTCATCTCGTCTGTTTAAATAAATACACTCTTCTACCAAACTTGAATGGTCATCGTCTTTTACATCATAAAATTGTCCGTCTTCTTCGTTAAAGACTGTATTTACTCCTGGAGTTACGTGTTTCCAGTTTTCGTGTTCACCATAAATAGCTTCTGCTTCTGAATATTCTATAAAGCGTCTTTTGATAATACATCGTTGTCTTTGTATGTTTTGTTGAAAAGCGTTTGTGATTAAAACTTGATCTGCGGAATAGATAGGAGATTTAAAACCTGATAATGTTTCGTCAATTATTTCTTTAGTATCATATCCTTTTTCAGTTTTCTCTTTTATTTTCTGATAGGCTTCTACATATTCAGCACCGAGATAGGTAACTGGATTTACAAGCATGCCCATAGCAACGGCTAGATATGAGTCTTTATACTCGGAGTTATTTATCATCCATTCTACGCCATCTCTCATAAGTGAGGAGAACATTCTGTCTTCTTCGTTCTTATCATTTTGAGCCATAAACATAGGCAAGACATAACCTGATGTTATGTGAGCGTGTAGTGCAATAGCTTTATTTCTAGCCTTGCTTCGTGTTCCTCTCCATTTCCAAGCTTCTGCTGGGTCATCTATGTCTTCTTCTACGAAAGCGTTAAATGTTCTTGCGTCTCTGTCTTTTCTATCCAATACAGAAAGACCGTTTAATTCTACATAAGGTTTGTTTAAAATATCATCGCCTACTTGATAATCTTGTTGGACGAGAGATGTGAAATTCTTTACCTCTTGTGAAGGATTGTAAGTTGAGATGTTTTCTTTTTTATCGTATGTGCCAATCATTTTTGATTTGAGATATTATACATAATTATAACATAAAATTAAAAAGCAAACTAACTGTGGATAACTAACGAGGAATAAAACTTAATATATG